CGCGAGTGGGTGTTCGTGTCGCTGCCGATCTTCCGCGATGCCGAGCACGCGCTGCGCTCCAAGCATTTCAAGCCGGACGAACATTGCTGGTACTTCACCCGCGACGGGCTGGTGTTTGCGATGAACCTGTGCGGCTTCGCGCTGGTGTCGGAAAGCAATGTCGAGACCGAACTGGGCCGCGAGGACATCGGGACATTCGCGTTCAGACGAGACCGCGATGATCGACTATAGCGCGCTGCTGTACGATCCGATCTATGCCGAGCTGGGCGTGCCGGCGACGCTGTCCGCCGGAACCGCGGGCGAGGTCGCGATCACCGTCCTCGATAAGACGCGCCGAAAGTCGAACACCACCATCGTCGACAGCGGCGGCGTCGAAGTGCGCAGTGTGGGTCCGGCCGCCCACGCACGCATGCCGGAACTGATCGCGAAGGGGATTGTGCGAGACGATTACAAGGGCTCGATGCTGACGTTCAACGGCCGCACCTGGACGGTGCGAAACCATGAATTGACCGGCAGTCCAAACGGCGAGGATGAGGGCGAGGTCATTTTCTTTTTGATGGGCACCAATGCCTGACGTTCGCGAGGATATTCTTGCGCGATTGCTCGAGGTGGTTGCCACCATTCCGAACTTGCGATCCGCATACCGCAATAATGAGGACATCAACGAAACCGACTTGCCAGCGGGCATTGTGCTCGATGGCAACGAGGAAACCAACGACGCGCAAAACCGTCAATCCAACAGTCCGGCCACGGTGCAGATGACACCCAATATTCTCATCATTCATCAGGACCGAACCACCACCGAATTCGACACGCTACGGCGCGAACTGATCAAGCGGGTGCTGGCCGATACCGAGTTGAACGATATCATCGCCAAGTCCAGCCCGCGCGGCAACGGGGCGATCCGTTATCTCGGTTGCCAGGTCGGACACGCCTGGTTGCGCGATCTGCACGGCGCGATGACTGCGCAATTCCTGTTCAAATACACGCTTAGACCTGAAGAACTCTAGAAGGGAGAACCACTGCCATGCCCACGTCACCGAACGTTCAGAACTATCATATTGGCAAGGGAGTCGTGTCGTTTAAGGAAACCGGCGGCTCGACCTACAGGGATCTCGGCAACGCGCCCTCGTTCCAGTATACGCCAACGGTCGAGAAGCTCGAACACTTCTCGGCGCGCGAGGGTGTCAAGACCAAAGACTTCACGGCTGTTACAACGATTAGTGCGACCATCACGTTTACACTCGACGAAATCACCGCCGATAATCTCGCTTATTTTGCGCTCGGCGAAATCGGAACTGATACCGACGGTAACGGCACTGTTAGCGCCATGAAGAAAACGGAATTTACTGGTGCCATCAAGGTTGTTGGTACGAACGACATCGGCCAGCAAATCGATTTCGATGGCGATGTCTCATTCGTTCCGTCTGGCGATTTCAATTTCATCACGAGCGAGGATGAATTCTCGGTACTCACGATCGAGGCCGAGGTGATGAGGGATGCCAACGGCAACTTCGGCATCTGGACGATCAGGGATGAAACGCCGACGGCATAGGATAAAAGCATGGCAGACCTTCTGGACATTGCACCATCGACCGCAGTCGAGGTGGTCAAGATCGACGGTCATCGGGTGACGGTGCGCGGCATTTCCGTCGATGCCATCGCATCTATTGTCGCTCGGTTTCCGGGTTTGAAATCGCTCGCTGTCGGTGATGTCGGCGGTGACATCGTCGTGCGCTTGATCGAGGCATGCGGGGCAGCGGCTGGGCCTATCATCGCCGCCGGGTGCGGGCATCTCGGCGACGCCAAGTATGAACAGCTCGGCGCGAAACTGTTGCCGGAACACCAGTTGAAATTCCTGCGAGCCATCTTCGGGCTGACATTCCCAAACGGGATCGGCTCCTTCGTGCAGGAACTGACGAGCCTCGTCAGCGGGACAAACGAAGGGGCCAAGGTCGTCAAAGTACGCTTGAAGCGATCGCCATCAATCTTACCGACCTCATCCGACGAGGTTTCCCGCCCGACCATGCAATGACGCTGACACCGCGGCAGATCGAAGCCTATCTCGAATTCAGCAACAAGATCGACCGCAGCGAACGCGCCGACGCATTGGTGATTGCCGCCACCGCCGCGCAGGGCGACAGCAAGGCGATCGAAACGATGCGCAATGCAATCATCGGATCGAGCCAATGAAGTTTGAGGTCACGGTCGACCAATCGGCATTGGTCAAGATGATTCGTGACAAGCAGCGATCGATAACCGTGGCAGCGGTTGCGGCGGTGCGCGAGACGGCCGACAACGCAGTCAATGAAGGGCGCAGCAATATCGCGGGCGCCGGTCGGTTCGGGCCGAAGTGGCAGCAAGGCTTGCAATTTCGGATGGAGCAAGGCGAGGCCAGGGCCACCATCTTCCACAAGATCGGCTACGCCGGTGTGTTCGAGCACGGCGCCACCATCCAGGGCAAGCCGGTGCTATGGATACCGACTAGGCGCGGGGGACCGCCCGCCCGCCGCTCCGGCAAGAAGCTGACCTCGGCGACGGTGCGCGGCCGGCCGATGCTGTTCGATGCCAACGATCGCGACCGCCACCGCAAGCCGCTTTATGTCGGCGTGCCATCGGTTCGCATCCCGAAAAAATGGCGCATCACCGAGATCGTCAAGGAGCACGCGGCACGGATCGCCGGGTTGTTCCTCAAACACCTCAGGGACACGTAGCGCATTATGGCTGAGAAGATATCAGTCCAGATCGAACTTGATGGCGGCAAGGAAGTCGAGCGGCAGCTCGCCGACATCGGTGCGGCTGGCGAGAAATCGTTTGCGCAGATCGGCAAGGCGGGCGAGCAGGCCAATGATGGAATCGCCAAGACCGGCGAGGTCACCGAGAAGGCAGCGGAGTCAACCTCGAAGCTGACGCTGGCAAACGCCGCTTTGGTGGCTTCTATTGCCAAGAGCACGGCCGGCTTCGCCCTGCACGGCGTCGAGATCGTTCAGGCAGTCAGGCATCACGAAACCCTGCTCCAGTCACTCCTGAAACTGGCATCAGGGGCCAACACTGCCGTCAAGGCGTTTTCACTGATCGCCCCGCAATTAACCCTGGTGGGTGCGGGCGCGCTCGCCATCGCCGGACCTATTGCTGCCGCGGTAACGGCTTTCGAGGCGTTGGAAAAGGTGGCGACGAAATTCGCCGGCAGCAACGAAAAGCTCAATCATACCCTGCAAACCCTGGCCGCAACTTCCGGCGAATCGTTCCAGAAGTTGCAGGTCGGCGAGGCGGCGTTTGAGCAGATTGGCATCGCGGCGGAAACCTTCCGCGGCAGCATCGCCAAGATCAACGAGACGCTGGCGGGCACCGAGGTCACCAATCTGACCAAGGGAATGAAGGACGTTGTCGAGCTGGTGAAGCAGATCGCGGCCGGCGACAAGACCATTACTTTTGCCGATTGGGTGACAGCCGAAGACAAGATCAAGGGCGTCTCGATCGCGATGAAGCAGGCGGCGGACGCCGGCAAGAACGCGACCCAGGTGCTGCTGGAGTTTCTGCGCAGTGCCGACCTGGCAACCGCCCTCAAGGTCGGCGCCGCGTTCGGTCTGTCCGACGCCGATGTCGATCGCGTGCGTCGATTCAGCGGCAGCATCAATGATCTGATCCAGAGAATACAAGGCGCCGGGCCTCTGCTCAGTCCGGAAGCCGCGGCCGCCTTTGACCGGATGCGCACCAGCATTCAGAACGCCGACAGCGCCTGGGTCCGGTTCAAGCAATCATTGGTCAGCGTCGACGTGTCAGCCATGGCCGCAAGCATCAGCGCGACCATGAACGACATAAAAGCAACGGTGTTTAATGCCGCTGCCTCAATTTCGGAACGAATGGGCCAGGCTTTCCGCGCGATGGGGCAAGAAGCGGGAAGGGACATCGCGGATATTAAAGCGGCGCTGGCGCAGCTTGGCGTCACTAATTTCTTCCGGCAGATGGGGATCGACGCGCAGAATGCGGTGACCGGGGCAAATGCAGCGATTGCCGCCTTTGTTGGCGGCGTCATGCGGGGCATGGGCGCATCGGAGGAAGCGATCAAACGGGTTCAGGATCAGATCAACGGGCTGGCCCAGGCGGCTGGGCAGGCGGCGCAAAGCTTCTCCGGCACGCAGTTCACAGTATTCGGGACGCTGGCGCAGGAGGGCACCAACACGGCCAAGAAGGGGGCGGAAGAAGCCACGATCCAGTTCACGACGTTCGGCACCGTGGCGGGGAAGGCCGGTGCCCAAGGGAAGGCAGCAGGCGAAACCGCAGCGAGCGGGTGGGACCTCGTCAGCACCGCAATAAAAACCGCATATGAGTGGCTGCTCAAGTTCATCGGGCTCGAGCCGTCGGCCCCGGCAACGGGCAGCGGCGCTTCCGGCAAGGCGCGCGGTGGAATGATTGGCGGCCGTGGCAGCGGCACCTCTGACAGCAATTTGGCCTGGCTCTCGCGCGGCGAGTTCGTGGTGCAGGCGGCGGCGGTGCGAAAGTACGGGGCCGGGTTGTTTGCGGCACTCAATGCGCAGCGGTTTGCCGGCGGCGGCCTGGTGGGTGGCGGCGGGACCAGCACGATCCAAGGTAGCGGCATTGAAGGGATCGTGAAGGCGATCGAAGAAAACAGCAACGCGATCGCCAGTCAGTCCGAGGTCATCGGCAAGCTTGGGCAGATGATCGAGAACATGGGGCGAGCGGTCAGCGATCTGGTGTTCACGGTCGGCGGTCTGGCGCAACAGCAGGCCGAGCTGGTGAAATCGATCAGCGCGGCCTGGCAGGCAAAGGGCCAGGCGCGCGGCGGCCTCCTTGGCGGTCGCGGCAGTGGCACGTCGGATTCCAATCTGGCCTGGCTCTCGCGCGGGGAATACATCACGCCGGCGCGGGCGGTGGGACAACCCGGCGTGCTGGCCTTCCTCGAGGCGCTGCGGCGCTCGGGCGGCAACCTGCGCGGCGTGCTCGACGGCATGGGGCGGTTCGCACTGGGCGGGATGGTGCCGCGAATGCCGGCGTTTGCCGGTGGCGGCGCGGTTGGTAGCATGAGCCATGTCACCATCGCGTTCCCCGGCCTGCCGCCGATCGGTGGCCTGCGCGCCTCGTCTGCCGTGGTGGATGAATTGCAGCGGGCGGCGGCGCTGGCGCAGGTCAGATCCGGTGGCCGCAAGCCCAGCCGGTATTCCTGATGGCGCATCCGCCCTACACGCTGCTGGCAATCGACGGCATCGACTTCTCGGACTATGCCGTGCGCGCTATTACCATGACTTTGACGCCGATCGACCAGGCCGCCAACGTGGCGCGCGATTGCCGCGGCTTCCTCGCTGACATTTCGGTTGCCCAGTTTCGGCAGTACAAAGTCTCGATCACCTGCACCGATCACGAGGCGCCCGAGCTGACCGACATCTGGCCCGGTCAGGACATCACCATCACCTGCATCCCCGGCCTCGGTGCCGCCAACACCACCGGCGACGTGCTGACCATCCTGGCCAAGGTCACCGCCTGGAACACCTCACGGGACGAATGGGCGGCCGAGGTGGCGTGGCAGCTTGAAGCCGAGCAGAGAGCGATTTGATGCCTGCCGGCCTG